CCATCGGAGAACTTAATAAACAGGTTAGTAAATACAAAAACCTGGTCTGTTGAAAACACTTCGAAGTGGATCACTGATGAACATGAGGAAGGTAGTTACGACTACCATTATACAAACTTGGAGGAAAAAAATGATTAAAAAATATTATGATCAATTTATGGTTTGGCAATTACACAATAGAAGAGAGATTGTGTGTGTTGCTATTGGATTTGTTGTCGGCGCAATAGTACTTTAATAAACAATAGGAGGTCCTATGATAAAAAAAATTTTAGGATTTTTACTGTGGCCATTCAAGAAATTTTTTGACTGGTTAGCTAGTGGATTACCGAAGGGAAAAGATGACTGAACGATGGTGTAAAAAATGTAATAAAATGTGTCACTGCATAAACGCAGAGAGTGGCGAATGTACTAGCTGTGACTGTGGCAACAGAGAAGAAGATTCCACTTATGAAAATAACGGAGGATTAGTTATTGATGACACCGGGGAATGCGAAAGCTGCCAATGATCAATGACAAAATCATCACGGCATTACTCGCAATTCTTATTGCACTCGGCGGTTGGACCCTCTCTCGTACCTTCTCACTCTCTCAAGATATGGTATTGGTTAAAGAAAAGATTTCGCAAGTGGAAAAACAACTTGATGAAGCAGTATGGAACAATGTACCAGACCCAAAATCATCAAAGAAAAAGAAACGTAAGAAAAAAAAGAAGCAGGACTAATGCCTAATGAAAATATTTCACAATGAATGGGAGAAATGGGCTACTATTTTTTTGCTATTATTCCTTATTTTAATAGGTTTATCAGGGTGTAGTAATGGAGCAAGGCACTCAATAGAACTAACCAAACCCACAGATCATACAAAGGGTGACGACGGCGGAGAAATAAAGTATAAGATTATTTGGGGAAGTACAAAACATAATGATTGAAAAATTAATGACAATGTTGGTGGGAATTTTATTAGCTCTAGCTGGCTGGAGTCTATCTAGAACTTTTGAACTGTCAACTATTCAGGCAGTACATGAAGATAAAGTACAAAGAATTCAAGCACAAGTTTTAAAACTAGAAGATCAAATGGATAAGATGATGGATTCTGATGAAGAAATCATGGACCAACATAAAAAATTATTTAAAGTTTTAGAAGATAATCAACCCTCAACAGGATATAGTTATAACTAATGACACTTAAAATTTCAGACGAAGCAAAAGTACAGATGCCGATGAAAACGGNTGCCAGTTTGATCGCCCTCGTCGCGATCGGCACCTGGGCTTATTTCGGTATCATTGAGACCCAAAACCGACACTCAACAAAACTAGAACTAATGGAGAAGGATCTTGTAGAAAACACAGCCTTTAGAATAGGGTGGCCTCGGGGACTTTTAGGAAGTCTTCCCGCTGATTCTGAGCAGTTCATGTTAATCGAACATATGAGTGGGCAAGTAGAAAAAATAGAAGCTTCGATGGAGGATATGATGTCAAATACCGTAAACATAGAGCGTTTACAAAAAGATGTAGAAAAGATATTATCTGATATTGAAAAATTAAAAGATAAGCAAAGAACTTTTGCTAATGGAAATGGAGCACACTAATGGCTAAACCAGGATTATACGCAAACATTCATGCAAAGCGTGCTAGAATTAAAGCGGGCTCGGGTGAAAAAATGAGAAAAGTAGGAGCAAAGGGTGCACCTACTGCAAAACAATTTAAAAGAGCAGCTAAAACTGCTAAGAAAAAATAATGATTGCATTAAGAGGACATGGCAGAGCTTATTTAAAAAATGGAGGTTCGGCAGCCTGGACTAGAAAAGAAGGTAAAAATCCATCAGGTGGATTAAATCAAAAAGGAAGAGACAGTTATAAAGGTGGAACTTTAAAAGCACCTACAAAATCTAAAACGAGTGGAAGAAGAAAATCATTTTGTGCTAGAATGGGTGGCATGAAGAAAAGATTAACTTCTGCAAAAACAGCAAGAGATCCAAATTCAAGAATTAATAAAGCACTGAGAAAGTGGGATTGTTAAAATGGTTGAAATAGTTTTTGCATTGTTGATGATAGTGGACCATGAAATTAAAGAACACTTACATATGGACAGCCTCAGCAAATGCCTTAAGGCCAAGCGTTACGCGATGAGGGACAAAAAACCTGCAGATAGAGTTATATATAAATGTATTAAATCTAAGGCTAACACCGAAATATATATGGGAGAGAAAAAAATTCTTTCATTAATCCTTGAATAAAAAAGCATACACATTTTTTCTTAAGAAAAATAGAAGAAGAAAAAAGCAAAATCCTATAGCTGAAGAATTAAGGGATGGACGTTATCATCAGCGTGTGGTAAAGAATAAGAAAGCATATGACAGACAAAAATATAAGATGGACAGCTGAGATAGTCACAGGAAAATGTCCTGCATGTAACGAAATTACTTCGTTAGTTGGAATTACTAAAGAATTCTACAGATGTATGACCTGTGGTAATGATTGTAAGCAATATGTTAATGGAAAGATTGCTTATTTACCTGTTATACACCCACCTGATGGCACTAAACCATATGTTAGAGACTGGTAATGGCTAAGAAAAAAGGCAGTCTATATGGTAAAAAGCTAGAGCATGAAGCTGTTTTTCACAAGACAAGCATAGGTAGAAATCCCAGTAAAGCAAAAATGAATAAATCAAAGCGCAGATCGTGGAAAAAATATCGTGGCCAGGGAAAATAATTCTTGACAGAAATCCCACAAAATACTATATATACAGAAAGAAAGAAACATTATGATAGATAAATTAATTGAAAGAAATAACAAACGTTTTGAAGAGACAAAAGAAAAACTCGAGAAGCTACTTTCTGTTGAAACAACTACACCGGAACAATATAGAGATGGACTATATGAACAAATAGAAAAGGTTGTTGATCACTTATCCATACTTCATCGGAGAGGAGGATTTTATGAGTTTAAGAAAACTAACGATAACAAGCAAGAACATTAGTGCCAAGCAATGGACTAATTTATTAATTGAATTAAACTTAATTAAAGAAGCCTGGAGACCTTATGCAAAGATAGAGCTACAGGCACCGGGGATCAAGAAAATTATAGCTTTCGGAAGGAAGACAGGAGATGACAAAGAAACTAGACGAACTAGCTAATCTTTGGAATAAAACCAAAGACCCTAGGTACAAAGATCTTTGGTATAAATTAATAAAGGAATTTTCAAATGGAACTAATAATTTGGAACGACGAACTGTATCAACTGATTCCAGTCACCAAAAAGATGATGGAAGGAATCATCCTAACAGCTGAGACAAATTGTTTTGAGCTGTGTGATATATTGAGATTAAAATTAACAGGGTATGTAGATACTCTGAACTTACACATCATGAACGATGGCAGTGGAAACTGGATCGGTTGTATGTGTAGATAAAATGAGAAAAATCAGCGCCATGCGGCTAGCCTATACGTGCGCGCCAGGTTTTGCTCTTATAGGAGTACGTGCACGGAAACTATAAGAGTTAGTATGAATAATAAATTAAATAGTAGGACTGGGTGCACAAGTAAATCTAATATAAAGTTGGTGTTTATTAACCTCGTCCCTTCCAAACTTTTCCATCCTTTTAAAAGAATGTTCATAGCCTGCCTGAAAACAGTCATACATATCGTCGTACTGCTGGGGCCAGTCGTATGGCGGAAGACATGTACCTGAAGTAAAACTACAGATGATTAAAGTTAATAATATTTTCATTGACACCTATTGTAATAAATGAGATAAATCCCATATGAATAAAATAATAAGAAAGGAGTATAGCAGCAATGACTGATATAACAAAATATAAAAATGTGTCTCTATCACATAAGACCTATGATGCAATTGACATATTAAGAAAAAAGATAGTTCCAAATACCGTACTAAGTAGATCACAAACTATAAATATTTTAGTGAACGAGAAAGTGAGGAAGTTAAATGGAAAAGTCAAAAAAGAAGACTAAGAAAATAGTTTGTCCACATTGTAAGGGCAATGGATATATAAGAATACCCTACCACCTAGCAGAAGAAGAAATCACCGCACAATGTGGTGTATGTGATTCGGAAGGAGAAATAAATGCGGAGCAGCGCGATGATATTTATGTTGATTCTGATGGTATCCACAGGTTGCAGTAAAGTGGACTACGACTTAAATCCTTTTACGACAGTTCTAAATAACATAATAAAGGCAAATAGATGATTGAAGAGGATTTAAAAAGAGTGTTGAAAGATCCCAATTGGAAGAAACGAGCTCAAGAAGCAGAAGGAGAACTATCTATTATTAAAGGGATAGGTAATAATTCTCCGGAAATGAAAGCTTTAAAGAAGCAAGTAGAATTCCTGCAGGGTAAATGTAGACAGGCCGGTAAGGCTATTCTGGATCAAGAATTAACTAATGCTGGTCTTAAAAAAGAAATAGATAGATTAGCAGAGGAGAATGATAACTTAAGAATTATATTGAAAGGAAGTCAAAATGGGAAAGAAAAATGAGAAAGGGACAGAAGTAAAGTATCAAGTCCTTCAATGGGGTCCTTGTATTGTTCATTTAAAAATTTCAGAAGAATTTCAACAGAAGTTATTAAAGGGTGGTGAAGAAGCTAGAAAACAAAATAAAGATTTTAGATCTAATCTGGCTGGAATTATTAAAGAAGAATATTCTTATGAGGACAGAAAAGATTATGTGGATGAGATTGCACAGTTCTTAACTGTCTATGATGCAGCTTATCAGAAATGGAAGAATGAAACGTATAAAGTAAAGCCAGAATATATTTTAAATTCTTTGTGGATTAACTACATGAAGAAGAATGAATACAATCCACCTCACGATCATTCAGATTATTTAAGCTTTGTAATATTCTTAAAGGTACCAGAAGAAATAACTAAAAGAGCAAGATGACTTTTGTAGGAAACTCCGCTGGACCCGGAAGTTTATCTTTTCTTTATTGGAGAAGGCAATAGACAATCTATTACTTATCAATCGGTTAAACCTAAGGAACGAGATATATTTATTTTTCCTGTCATGGATTAAACATTATGTGGCCCCTTTTTATTCTGATGTAACTAGAATAACTGTGTCCGGTAATATTATGGATTCAGTAAAGATTAGTCAGGTTAGAGTAGCTAATGAGTTGGCAGCTAAACAAGCAGATAAATTGGAGACTAAACATGATGAAGGAAAGTGATGTTGCATACATAGCCGGACTCTTTGATGGAGAAGGTTCAATCTATTATAAAAAAGGAACCGAAAAGAAAAAGAAACATAAAGGACCAGGTTATAGAACCACACAGTCGTGGCGTATTAATATGGAAGTTACTATGACTGATCCGATGGTTATCAATTGGTTAAGAGAAACTTTAAAGGTCGGCACGGTGACCAAGAAGCCTCGTAAAGGACTTCGTAAAGATGGTACTAAATATTTAATGCAGTACCGATGGCGTTGTGTTTTTAGAGAAGCTTATTTTGTTTGTTGTTTAATTTATCCATACTCGATTACGAAATTGGAAAAGGTAAAACAAGTCCTAGATCACTATCAAGGAACCAAGGACAATAAGAATGTTATTGATCTAGAAGACTATAGATCAACAAAATCATTTAACTGGAATTTACATGGCAATTAATAAATCCAAAGGTCAAAAATGGGATGGAAAATCAAGGGTTTCCAACGATCTCTATAGAAAAAATTATAATAAAATTTTTCAAAAAAAATCTCAATCCGATCCTTCTAAGAAAGATTTTTTAGAGGAAGCAGAGAGGGAGAAGAAAGAGCTTAATGAAAGTTATCAAGAATCAGTTAGACAAGCCACCGAACGAAAAAACCGACATGATACAACCAAAGAATAAAAGAAGACCGGGCAACCCAGACTGGGGTGGTGCCAGAGAAGAGTCTAGGCTGATTGAGAAGTACGCCGACCAATGGTGTAAAGATAATGGTTATCCTCTTATTAAAAGAAAATATGTATACAGAGGTAAATGGGAATTGAAGGAGATAAAAAGATGAATGAAAAAATTAAACAATTGTTAGAGGAAATTAAAGCTTACCGGAATGATATGGTAGCGCGTAATTATCCATTTCAACAAATCAGTGATATTATTACTAAATGGGAACATAAATTAATTGAAGATGAAAAGAATAAACAAGTTTAAATATCCTAAATCAATGAGGTCATTGATTGATGGTAAACGTCACTATGATATAGGTAACGATAAGTTACCGAGTGTTACGACGATATTATCCGCGACCCAGTCGGAAGAGAAGCGAAAGTCTCTAGCTGATTGGAGGGCCAGGATGGGATCACAGTCAGCAGATCGGATTAGAGATGTATCTGCGATGCGTGGTACTGCCATGCACAGGTACCTTGAAGCGTATATTGATGGCTCAGGGCACAAGGACCTAACAAGCATAGGAAAGGAAGCAGAACCCATGGCCAAAAAGATTATAGAATCAGGGCTCGGGGAACTGGATGAGGTGTGGGGCCAAGAGGTTACCCTCTACTATCCAGGGTTGTATGCCGGAGCTACTGACATCGTAGGAATCTACGAAGGTAAACCAGCCATAATAGATTTTAAACAAACTAACAAACCAAAGAAGCGGGAATGGATTTTAGATTATTTCTGTCAGCTGGGGGCATATTGCATGGCCCATAATTATGTCTATGGCACGAAGATACAGTCTGGAATTATTCTAATGTGTAGTAAGGACCTACTTTTTCAGAGATTTGAAGTCGAAGGTAAGGAGTTTGTAAAGCACCAGCATGAGTTCCTGCGCAAAGTAGACCAATATTATAAAAATGTACCACAGGAAAAACAAGCTAAAGTTACAAAAAATGAGCAATAAGTATAGTAAATTAGCCATTAATTTAAGTTTTATCCGATTGTATACCTTTTTTCTATGAAAATATTTTTTTTATTTTTTTTATTTTTAAAAGTGAGGTACAATTGGTACAANTCAAATTATTGTTGTATACCAACACTTAANCGTTCATTTTTGTACCTAGACCCTCATATTTCATTTGGTACAATTGGTACAAATGTATCAAAAAGCAAGCAATACCAACGATTTAAGGGGTATAGACTTAGAATTTTGTATTATATATTTTTATTTTATAAATCTAGGAGTATACAGAGACCATGACTAGAAATAAGAAATCAAAATTTAAACATGTTAAGATCGGTTCGAAGCGTTATTATTTTTATCGCATCGAGTGGGTCGACATAACGGGCGATGCAGGCCATGCATCAGCAGAAGAATTTGATAAGTTCGAATGCAGCAAAATGATAACCCATGCATACATTTATAAAAGAACTTCCAAATTTGTTTGGACATTTGCGTCATATGAAGAAAAGGATGTATCATTTTCTGATCGAAATATATTTCCTGTGGGTTGTATTGTGAAGATGACGAAACTACTTGTTTGATTTTCGTCCAATAAGTTTTTTAGGTGCTATAGGGTCAATTGATTCTTTTTGAATTCGTTTTAATCTTCTTATCTCTTCCATTTTTTCGTTTTTAGCCATATCACTTATGTCACCATGTAAATGAGTCTCTACGAATTGGGCTGTAGCCTTACCGATAAGATTCTCAAAGCCTAAACATTTTTCTGGTTTACCCTGTTCTTCTAGTTTTTCTGTATAGCTTCTGTTGTCGTAATACATAGTTATTTTTAGTTACTGTGTACGACCTGTTAACCTCGTTAATTTTATAACGTAAGTATTTTAGAACTTTGGGGTGATCCATTAGCTCCGAGCCTTCAATTCTAGCTCTGGTTGGCTCATAGCCTGCCGCTAAAGCGGCTTTCGTGAATGTTGTTCGTCCTTGATTGTATACCATGTAGTCTACGAATCTTCGCTGCATTTCAGTAAGGTCATCCGCTGGGTGCCACTTTGGCTTAACCATAGGTTTTGGTCCTGATTTAGTCATACTTGCAATATATCTTATATGGGATATAATACAAGCTAGAATTATGACAGGAAAAGAACTAGCTCAAGTCTTAAATAAGTTTCTTAAATCACCTCATGCACAGTGGGCGAGAGTTCAAATTGAATTACCTAATGGACAAAAATTAAATGTTTCTGAAATTCAATTGTTGCAAAATAGAATGATTGGGGATAGAGACACTCACAGGATTAATATTAAGGGTGAACAAGATCCTTATCCTAAAATGGGAAAAATCATAGGCAAACTTTAGTTGAGGTTACCTTGGTAAAACCGGAGACTAAATTTTGGCATGAGCTTAAAAGAAATACAAGTAAAATTAGCTGGACAAGGCTGGAAAATAAGGCTTTATTTGGCACTCCTGATTTATTGGGCTATGCTCCTAGTGGTAACTTTTTTACCGTAGAACTCAAGGTAACAAAAGGTAACAAAATTCGCTTTTCTCCCCATCAAATTAGCTTTCATATGAAACATAATTTGAATACATTTATCCTTGTTGCTTGTNCCCTGGACAAGGGGAAGGTACGCTTGTACCCTGGTTCTGAGATCCTGAACCTGGTTCGCTTGGGACTTCAGCTTGAGCCCTTAGGGGAAGGTTGGGAGCTTGTGACCCAGAAGCTTGAGAGCTTGTAAGCTTGCGAGCTTGCGCTCTTAATTTTTTATAGTAGTTCGGGTGCCTCCACACGTGTGTCATATCCATCTCTGTTAGTGTTTACCATAGCATATATTTGCAGTGTCCCTGTTCCAGCATGCGCGACAGCTGCCGCATTCGTTCCCTTGATCGGGGGCCGGGCAGGTCCTGTCTTCAGGCCTCGTTGATACAGTACTCGTCCACGGCCAGTG